TTGATTTTCTTGACTTGAGTTTTTAGCAAAGATTCCAAACTCGCTTTCCATATAGCTAGCTCCATCTATGTCTAACCAAGCATTACGGTAATCATCTGTTATATAGTGAATCTTTTTTCCACTACGAAAAGCATGTTTAGACATATCAAGAAGCCCTTGCATCTCTTTTTGTTCGAACTTTTCATACTTTCTAAAAATCTCTTCAGTAATAGCAGTAGACTGAGCTATTGCATTTTTAGTAGTACCAGCTCCATCTGATGCCATTATTTGCCCCTTTCGTTGTCTAGATACTCCTAGCAACTCTTCCCACTCTTGTTTGGTAGCTTCTAATAATTGTATTTGTGCAGCAATGTATTGTCCTAAGGACATATCTAATACTTGATACTGATTAAAAGAAACACGCTCGTTGTTTTTACCTTCTGCAGTAGAATCAATAAATGCAAAGCCTAGCGCATCTGCATAATACATGAACTTTTCTTCATCCCATCCATGTCTTTTAGGGATTGTATTCATTTCAATAAGAGCTATTTTATCTTTATTCTTAGCAATAGTTAGCTCTAATCTGTAATGAAATACGTTATACAATACTTGGTAAGGAACTCCCATAGATACAACACTGACATTATCAGTATGTCTATTAGAGTAAGCTCTACCATTATAAGGTAATTTACACTTAGATATATTGTTTAAAGCATTGCGTTGTCCTTCTAAAGGATTGATTCCCACATAGATATCTCCATCTATTTCATATCCTTCCCACACTTCATTTACCCAATACCACTCGGTTCTTTCACCTTCTTCTTTATTTGTTTTATAGCTGTCATCTACAAGATTCATTTGCTCTACTCCAAATTCATCTATGTAGTATAAGACTCCTATTTTTCTAAAGCTTTTCCACACGACATGCAGCACTTCGACGTATCTGTCGTTGTCTCCGAAGCTGTCGTCAATACGCTGCAAGAAAGGAATAGAAAAAGAACCAGAGCGGTTCCGAGTATGATCTTCAATTTGATCAATTTGTTTGTCACTAAGTAAATCATAGAATTGATCTATTACAGCATTACTACTCATTAATTGACGACGGACTATCCAATCGCCATCTTCAATAAACTCTAATTCAGGGCTTTTACTAAAATCTATGTCTAATGGACTAACAATTTCATATTCTATGTCATCCATACATATTCCTTTGTAGGAATAGACATAGCCACTAACAAGCCAATCAAAAAAACCTTTTTGTAGCTTGTCTTCTAAATCAAGATTATCTTTTAAATAGTTTAAGACTTGTTGTCCTACAATTGCACGACTATCTTGGTAAGTCGTTTCCATATATTCTTTTACTTGTTCTGGAGTTTGTGCTTCTTGATCAGGCTGACCTGTATTAACACCTTGTGCGTTTAACTCGTTTATAAATTGTTTTTGTAAGTTTTCAAGTATTAAACGCTGAGTTTCCTCTTCTTGTTTACTAACAGCATCTTCATTGCTAACAGTAACCATAAAGTTATTAGGTCTTGTAGTCTTCTCTCCTAGTAAAAGATCTACGACTGGTTTAATAATATTATAGTTCCTAAGCTTAGCTGGAAAGTTTCTTTTTTGTTGACCTTGAGAGTTATAAGGGTTTGTTACATAGTTATAATCAGACTCATTCATCTGTCCGTTATAAGCTTCATAATACTTTAATAACTCATGTTTGCCTGTTGCAGCAAAGGTTGATTCTTTTATGTAGCCCTTAACACAATCAATTCCCCATTGTTCAGTCTTTTTAGACCTAGGTATTTTTTGTTTAGGTATATGATTATGTGCCATTATACAAATAATTCACGTGTAAAAAATCCAGAATCTTCTGTTTCTTTGTCTTCAGTAACTGGCTTATCAAACATGTCCATCATAAAAAACATGCCAATAAGTAACGCAGATACACGGTCAAAGTTCCCATCATCATTCCATTTTATAAGTTCATCAATTAAAGCTAAGTCGTAAATATTATGAAGATTTAGTTTCCATTCGTTGTCTTCATTTTTACTACGTTTTTCTCTTAACCAGTCCCTTAAATATAAGACAGCCTGAGCTTTACGCTGCCTACTTCCCATAGAAAGTCCATAGTTTCTTCCTAAACTCCTTGCCTTAAACCCATTTGATCTATCAAATAATTCAACTTCTTCCATAAGTCTATGCAATGATTTAGTACGTTTTGCATAAGGTATTATCTCACCTCGGTCGTTTTCAAAACCGATTTTAGCGTTATAATACTCACTTAATAAAAATAAGTTGTGATTATATGTATCTTGAGTGTCGGGGCGCCCTACATAGCTAGCAACGATCATATCGTCTGGTTTGCTAAAACTATTAGTACGTTTAAATACATACGCTGAACCTAACGAGTTGCCTGTACTAGTATCATGAGCATAAGGGTCATGAGCAATAAAGTATAGATTGTTTGGCACTCGTCCGTTTTCATCTTTGTAAGGGCTTTGATAAACAACTACACATCCTGTAATATCATCTCCTTTTTGATGAGGAAACTTTGTTACAGGTCTAGCTTTTTCAGAAGGCCTAAACTTTATACCTAAAGATGACTCTACCAAAAAGCCTGCAGTACCTATACTGTCTAGACGTTTAGATCTTATTAAGTTGCCCCTGTGTTCTACAAGAGCGGCAGTTGGGAACACATTGTTGCTAGTTTGTAAAAAAGCTTCACGAGGCTTCCAGGGATATTCCGTAATATGTTTATCGTAAACTCGAGCATCTTTAGATTCAGTTTTTATTCGTTCTCTTTCATTTTCTTCATGAAACATAGCTTTATCTACAAGACTATTACCGTCTTTATCCATAAAGCCTACTTTGTTTCTATATGATGGAAAAAACCAACCACAATCGGTTCCATCACCTCCATCATCCCATATGTTATTTACAGGCATTAAATTATATGGAGTAGGATTGTAAAACATAGACTCAAAGTCTATAGTACCTCCTTCCATATCACCACCTGTACCAAAAATTATCATTTGACCTGTTGTGATACCACCGTCTTCCACAGTTGGTCTCGTCGCCATAAAGGTATTTTTGAGGTTGGAGAATGCACCCGCCTCTTCAAAGATGACCAAGGTTGCATCCTTACCACGGGCCGCGTCGGGATTGTCTTTGAACGTAATCGCCTCGACCTCACTCTTATAACCTTTTTCAACACCCTGTCCATTTATATATTCCAAATAAGACGCTTTCTTATGGTTTTGTTTGTCTACAACACTTCTTCTTTTTGACCACCCTGTATGCTCATTTAAAAAATCCATATTAGCAGCAGCCATAGTCATAATACCTTTAGGATAAAGGTATTTTTTGTCAAATGCGCACAAGAGTGTGTAACTGTTTTTTACAGTATTATAAGTATTTGTTGTAATAGCAGCATTTTTGTAAGAAAATCCTTTACGTCTAGCTTTAGAAACAATTAAATGGTGTCCTCCGTCTAACCATCTATCTTCAATATTTGTAGATAATTCTAGTTTTTTTAGTTTAATTGGATCAATACCATTGCGACTTATATCCATTAACCAGAAATATTCATAGTCGCCATCCCAGAAATGAGGAAATGCTACACTTTTAGTAGCAGTCGTGCCTTTTAAAACTTCTGTAAGTTTTATTTGACAATAGTTTAAATAAAAATAATGGTGTCCTGTAATAGTAGTATCTCCTACTGTATACCCGTTTTTGCACCTATCAAGTTCTTGAGTCCAGTAGTTATAAAACTCTTGACTTCCTGCTGGAGCATCTATGTAACAACCCTTTTCCAAAAAGTGTTTGGCCGGTTCTCTAAAATACTCCGTGTTTACTAGCATCAGTCTTCAAACATTCCTTTAATACCACCGCCTCTAATCTTGCTTTCTCCTCCTTGTTCTTTTTTTACCCGATCTTCTAGATTAGAAATAATGTCTGCCATTTTTGGCAAACGTTCTGCTATCTCTAATAGTTTAGTTACACTTTTTACCGCTTCAGAAACAGTATCTTTTTCTTCATTTTCATTATCTACAAGCAATACTTCTATTTTATGTGTTAATGCTTGTATTGCTTTTTCAGCACTTGTTAAAGCTTGTTTAGTTGTACTTAACGTTTTTACGGTAGGTGTTGTTCTTAATTCCTTATATTTTTCTATAGCTAAAGTCATACGGGGAGTATGTTTAAATTCTGGTGGTAAGCTTAAATCTTTTACTACTCTTAAATGTCTTTCTTTTTCATCATATAACTGATAGGGAGATTTGTAATCATACATATGATATATGTATGCTAACCAAACTATAACATTCTTTTTATCTCTTGCTTTGTCCTCTGCAATTAGATCTCTAAATTCTTTTATTAACCTTAATTCTGGATCTACAATTACTGTAAATCCTTCTGTTTTAAATAGACTCATCTTTATTTTTTCTATTTTTAGCTAATGCTAAATTTAACTTTTGTAGTCTATATGGATTTACTTTAAATCTTCCGAAATAGGGCATTCTTACACTATTGAATAAACCTTTTTCAATTGTGTATTTTATAAATTGAAACTGACTTTCAACAACTGATTCTATTTCAGAACAGCTGCCGCCAAGTTCTTTTTGAACTTCTTTTATTAGTTCTAATTTTAATTTATTCTTAGCCAACACAAATAGATGCCATACAGATTAATATTACTACCGTGAGAATAGGATTTTTTTTCATGAAAACGATTCTATAAATTCAGGTAGATAGCCCGTTATATTAAAAGTTAAAGGAGGATCCGGCTCTATTATTGGCCATAACGGATCATCATCTCCCCCATTATTGTCATCATCATTATTATCGTCGTCATCTGAATACCACATAAGTATTTTTATTTCAGATTCTGTAAAACTTATTTCATGGTGCGGTAAAAGAATATCATCTTTTACAAATCTTTTAAATTGTTCATTTAAATAATATAAAGACAAGTCTAGTTCTTCTGGAAATTTAAATGTCACTTCTATCATTTGAATTAGATAAAATAAACTCTATTGATGATACATTATCAGGTGGAGAAACAATACTATTATATCTATATAGCCCTACTTGGTCTATGTAAATACATCCTTTATCTTTTAATGATTTTATGTAATTGTTTAACACAGCTACATTTTTCATTTTAAGAGTTTCTGCTATAATTTTTCTAGACTTTTTTGAAGCACAAATATTGCTATCGTATTCTAAAAAAGCTGCAAGTACTTTTATTTCTGTAATAGTCAGTTTCAACAAACCATTTAACAATAATAAATAGTCTTCAAAGTATTCCCTAGGATTACTCCGCAAGACTACGTTGGCTTTCACCTTGCTCATACTTTTTAACGTTGTCTATTTTACGACTTAATCTTTTACTAAGCTGTTGTCTAATAATTTTTAAAAGCAAAATTATTACTTGATTTTCGCTACTAAAACTTTTTTTATTAAGTTGGTAAAAACGATCAATCATCATTTCTATCACCTCCTCGTTCGTCGTACCAGGTACGTATTTACCTTCTACTTTTTCAGTAAATTTTAATTCCTGGTGCTCTTCACTTTTAAAATTAAAAAGCTTGTATGCGATTCCGGGTTTTGTGGATTGCATATTATTTTTTTTGTTACTGTTAACGTAACATATGAATCGCACATATACAACTAGACGCTCATAGCGTCGAAGAAAATTTTTGACATATAGGTATTTTTATTATACCTGCAATTCTCTTATAGGCCCATCATCTGTTTCATATGATATACTTAAAAGATTGCCGTTGGCATCTTGCGCAAACGTTATTGTGTACAGTTCACAGTGAAACATGGAGTAAACTTCATTGTCAAACCCCATGAACTCGGTGTACATATCCATTATTTGCGTGTTGTGCCAGTTCGTTTTGATCTAGGCGAGCGATTTTTTCTCTGTCCATTACGAGCTCTATTTTTGGACTGAGATTCCATTTTGCGACAACCTTTTTTGCCATGGCTGGCATCTTTACGATCTCCGTTTCCGTAAGTTCCCGCTTTACGATTACATCTATTTGCCTCAACTCTCTTTTTTACAGCAGATTTTTTTTTTTGTTTTTTTGAATCGTAAGCTTTCTTTTTTGCAATGGCTGATTTAGACATGCCTCTCTTTTTATAAGAAGGATGTTTACCAGCGAGTCGATTGCGAGCCATTACTAAAATGTAATAGATATATGTTACATTAACAATAGCCGGTGGTATGTATAGTCGCAAAGCTCAGCAACAAATTTTAGATCGTCTAGGTAAGCTAGAAGACAAGTACCATGTACAAGAAAATCAAGTAAAAAATTTACTTGAGCTATTTAAAGAATACCATACTGAATTAGATCGCCGTCGTGATCAGTACGCTGCACTTTTACGCAAAAGCGGAATGGTGGGTGTGTTTATTCTTGGGATGGGCGTTCCTTTTATATAAAGCCCCCTTTCTTTATTTCGACGAAATAGACCCCCCGGTGGTAAATACCCGTGAAAACTGTTATTTAATTTCGACGAACAAAGTATAATTTATTCTGGGGTAGCGAGTTTGTTGACCACTTTCGGTGTTACCCCCCGGCAACTGCGTTGCCTTAAGGTACCCCCGTCTAAAGTGATTACATTACTGATACATAGCGGTAGCGTGGGCTGAAAGCCTTACGCGGTGTAGGGCTGCTTAAACGCTCCGCACTCTTTGCCATGGCAGATAATGCCTATGTACGGGTCCCTGCACCCGTTTCGCTCACTGATTGTTTCATTCAGTGCATGTCGGATGGGTCAGCGTACCTCGTTGACCGTGCATCTAACGAACGCATCTGTCGCGCCTACGGGTTCGACGAAGCGGGCGAAGGATGGCGAAGCCTTGTCACCTTCTGGACGAAGGATGGCGAGGAGGGCTTTTGGGCCACGTTTGACACCCGTACGGTGACTCGGACGTTGGACTAATTGTCCAGCCTATCAGGATGGTCCTGGTAGGTGTTAACCAGGGAGGGGGGCTTCGGCCCTCCTCTCTAAACACTGTTGTCATTATGACACGTAAACAAATGACCGAGCTTGTTGAAGCTCATAATGCCATGCTTGAGCGCGTAAAGCGCTACGGTATGTACTGGAACACTATAGCTAGCGTTGACATCCGTCAGCGCACTTGGTCTGTAACCAATGCGTTCCGCTTGATTACCGAGGCTCTCAAAGAGTCTCGTCTTATCATGGAATATATCCGTGAGATGCCTGTAACAGGGCTGACTCAGTACCAGTTGGACACCATCTTCCTTAAGATGCGTGGTGTTCACGGTAACCTAGATATGGCTTGGCTGTACATATCTACTGATTGTACTCAGGGTTGCTCTGTCTTTGACGAGTCTTGGGATTCACAGTACGAGGAGCCACGTGACATTGATGCACGTGACACTCACTTGTACGAAGGCTAAGAAATTCAGGAAGGTCCTGAAGCCATAACCTAAATCCTCATGCCATGAGTAAGAAGCTTACTGCTCGTAAGGTCATCATCGACCTGAACGAGCTGAAGTACCAGGACGGTGCAGGATGGGAACGCATTGCTCTTCTCGAGCTGCCTCCCGTTCCTGAGACACTGGAAGATGCCGAGCGTGAAGTGCGTTCCCTGAACATCCAGGGTCGCGTCTTCTGCGGCTAACACTATCATCTGCGCACGGGAATCATCCACGATGGACGCGATTCCCACTTTTTCACCCCATCATTATGTCCTACATACACATGGAATACGCACACTTGCTCGACGTACAGTCGGGCGTCATCCTCTCTGCCATCATCGTGTTCGGCAGCTTTCTTCTGGAATACATCCAGAAGTCCTAACCCTTAAACCCTGGAAACATGCCTACTAACATGTCCTACCGACTTTCTCAAACTCCTGGGAAAGATGTTCTGAGAACACCAACCCTGCGTGACCTGTCGACTGTTGACACAGGTCCTTGTTGGAAAACAGATTACGCGAACGCACGTTCGAAGTTTATTAACTTCGCGCAGGTGCGAGTTAATCTGAACTACCATCAGTGGAAAAAGTCACTGAAATCCTCGCATGCTTACGGACTTGACTAAGCAGTGCGAAAAGCGTATGAACCGCAGCCATACGGTCCTGGACATGGTCCAGCTTAACTGAAGTGTAACCCCTGCCATACCTACACCGTGGCGGGGGTTATTCCCGGGCCAGGCTATGCAACAACGATGCAATGACTATTGCACTATCATTGCCTTGCAATGACTGACTAAAAGTGAAAACAGCCACGAGAAGTAGCCATGAGTGAATCTATTTCCCCCATCCAGGCGCCAGTTGAGCTCAGCTCCTGCGTAATCGTCACCCTTAGCGATGGCTCTGCCTACCTCACAAAACGTGACGGTGGCGAGCGCATCTGCAAAGCGTACTCGTTCGAAGACGCAGACGAAAACTGGCGATCCAAAACTACGTTCTTTGCCAAAACTGGCGAAGACGGGTTCTGGTGCGCTTACGATAGCCGAAAGGTTACGAAAACGCTTGACTAAAGCGTTACTACTACAGTTACTAGCTTGGCTTCGGCCTTGCTAGTGCTGTAGCAAAGTGTTGCAGTGCTTAAACGTAAGCATTGCAATACTTTTTTTTCACTATCACTGCAACAACGACGGTGTACACTGTCATCGCAACGCACAGTCCTTGCTGCAATAACGTACGATAAGTGAAAGCAGCACAGAGAGTTAGCGAGTGCAAGTAGCAGTTGCTATGCACGGAATTTCCTTACTTTTTCATATCTATACTAAACTCAGTATTTATAGATATATAACTTTTTCTGCCATGTCTCAACCTATCGACAAACAAATCGTTCCAGGAGCATTTACCTACAGAGCAAAACAATACCGTGATGTACGAGACTTTATGCAGCGTAACGCTCCAGAGTCTGGCGTACTTACAAATATGTTGCTTGTACGTAGCTTTTCTCAACACTGCGAACATTTTCCTGTCTATGACAAATCTATGCTGGCTGTCTATACTGTGCCTAGCGAACGTGATAACCACACTTGGCTTACAATCTACCATGACACTATGGGTATGATTGCACAAACGGAACTCTGCCGTACGTTGCCTTATTTCTTGGCTACCTTCAAAAAGCATAACATTCTTATTAACCCTAAACCCAGTCCTTACTGATATGATGCGTTCTCTTTTCTTCTTCTGTTGTTTTTGTGCTATTTCATTGTACTCTGCATTTCTTGCAGGTGCAGTGTTTTTCCAGGCACACGATATTTTCATCACTTACAATGTTGCTATTAGCAATTTCATTGTATTTATTGCTGGTCTTACTAGCATAACGTGCCTTGGCGCATGTTATGTTGGTCTGACTGACGAGTAAGTCATCCGGGGTGGATGTTAGGTCAGCTATGTGGGTACAGTATTATTCTGTACCTGCATAGTCTGTCCTTATCGAAAAGTGAAAACAATATCGATAAATAGTAGTTATTTCTAAAATTTTTTGCCATGATTATCATCCGTACCCTTTCTCAACTCAAGTCTTTTGCCAAGCGTACTCATTATGACACTGTAACTGTTTACAAAGGCAGTGGTCGTAATAAAACCCGTACATTGGTTATGGTTTTTGATTCTTACGAATACGACAATAATGGTTGTAATTGTTACGAACCAAATGTTATCGGCATGAAAACAACCAGGATTATTTATAATCCTAAGCGTGCTGGTACATCTTACAGAGCATTTGATGAGGCTCGACATATTGTTGACCCACGTCGATATCCTCTATTGGAGTTACCGTTCTAAATTGGCCTGGTATTGCAAGCTCATGTTATCTATGCCTAGATAATGTGGGACTACTACGGCCTCAATCCTGAGCAAGATTATAAACTGCGTAGTAATATGGGAGGAGCTGGGCATGGCTCCTCCTGTATTATGTTTTATATTTGTCAGACAAATAACAGAATATGGTAGTATATCAGTACATCAGAAACAATACAATATTTGTAACGCCGTCTTTCGAACTTGCACATCATCGTAACCAACAAGGCAATGTTTTAGCAGAGGTAATTACAAATGCAAGCACACCCGATTATTATTATGAGGAGTCTTGCAAAGAATGTCATGTACCTCAAAGATATCATGTAGGTGGCAAGATTACACCTTGCGGATGCCCTGCATCACCTATACTTATCGCTGAAACATGGCAGCAAGAACAATTTTATTGGCATATGAAATCAATACATAAAAGAATTTACACACCAGATGAAACTAATTAAAGCAAAGAAATTAAGAAAGATGACATACCAAGACTTGTCTTGGGGTGTACATCCAAAGATGAGCGGTATGCAAGCTCAAATAGAACTCCCTAACGGATTTATTGTTAACGTTGTTTACCTTGATAACGATCAGCTCAAGTCACCAGGCTTTGAATGTTCGCATACACACAAGGATCCAGTGGTTCAACATTACATAGAGCTGGAAGACAATCCAGAATATGTACCTCAAAAAGGTATGTCAATAGAAGGTGTCGATGAGTACATACAAAGTGTACAAAAGTTGCCACGTCCTATTGTAATGAAAACTCAGATCAAACCTTCTTCTTTGTAAAGTTGTAGGTTTGCAGCCACTGTGATGGAATAGGTAGACATGACAGACTTAAACTCTGTTGGGCAGTATTGCCCGTACCGGTTCGAGTCCGGTCAGTGGTACATATAAATACACAGATAAAAAAATATGGAAGGAAAACAATTTGAAACTATTTCAGGCATTGTATTCAATCTTCAAGAACACCATGGTCTTGACGCTAGATTTGAACTGTATGAAGAGATTAGAGATGGTCTTAAAAAACCTACAAGTTGTAGACGGATTGGTGATATAATGAAGATTGAAGAAACTGAAGTTGTCGGTATCGAAAAAATTCATATTATTACCAAAGTAACTACGATTGATTATAAAATATATAACTTGTCTCATCGTATGAAATCCAAAGAAGAACAAAATGGCTAAAAATATTTCTAACTACCAAGAAAAGAATTTTACCAAAAACCCTGGTATACATGCTACATCTAAAACTTCTAATAACAAGAGCTCTAAGCTCTACAAAAAGAAGTATAGAGGACAAGGTAGATAATATTGCTGTGGAATCAGCAGGAGGATAGGCTCTCTTGAAACATGCCTGCAGCTGTCGGTATTGGTCGTAATTCCAACAGTCAAGTTAAACACGACTGCGAGCCGCCTGATCGTACTAGAAATCAGGAAGTCGTGCAACTTAGTTGTGCGCCTAGCTACCCTTGGTCTAATATGGGAGACTCATTACATTCTGATGGCAAGAATGAGTTAGTCACGGGCTATGTTCCGTGCATATGCGCTTGTAGCTCAGTTGGTTAGAGCATCCGACTCATAATCGGCAGGTCCTTGGTTCAAGCCCAAGCAGGCGCACGCCAGTTGCCTACGTGTCAGAAAGAGGGGCAACATTCATCGGGAGCTGACACTCCACGGATGATTTAACTCCCTTAGCTCAACCGGATAGAGCAACAGCCTTCTAAGCTGTAGGTTATAGGTTCAAGTCCTATAGGGAGTACAAATTTAGATAATTAGTAAACAAAAACAGATACAATGAGAAACAAATTAATTCTTACAGCACTGACTGTGCTTTGTACCAGTTGTTACGGTCCTGCTCGAATGATAAATCACAGGTCACCTGACAATTGGCGTCGCGCACCAAAAGGATTTAAATGCGATGCTTACTCTAATCTTAATCACAATGGCACAGACACCAACAGTAATGTACACCACATCACGTGGCACACAATCCATTGATTCAATGGACATTGGCTACGTGTACAATGCAAGCAAGTACATCGTTCGTCAACATGGCAAAAAAGACTTGCAAGATACAATACAAGCTGCAGAAGAAGGCACAGCAAGGCTGATCCTTAAGTGGCTTGTACTCTTACACAAAGAGGAGTACGAAAACTCTTATGAACATCGTTGTGCATTATGGAATTCCCTACCAGAGCAATTCCAATACGATGGTAATCATGCTCATCCTGACGGTGACGATAGAGATGTTCTCTTCGACGACGACTATGTGTATGAAGTTAACGAAGACAGGGTAACTGTAGAAAAGTTATTGCAACAGTGCAGTGACTTTGTTCATTTATATCGTTACCCTGAGGTTCCTCTACGGCGGAAACGTTCGCACTTTATATGAAACATTGGCTGAAACGTCAGCATTAAGACGAACAAAAACTAAACATGGTTAGATGTTTCATCATTAGGTTAAATTTGGTTTAGGCAGTTTTTTAGTTCTGCCTGTCTTTATCTAAAAGTGAAAACAATAATGAAAATTAGTAACACAATTATTAAATACATGTATACATATCAAGAATATCTAATACTAATGGGATCTATTGCAGGTTTAGCTATAGTTGCATTAGTTGTAAGAAATAGAAGCAAAAAAAAACAAGAAAAAACACAACAATGGAATGATTTAAATCAAATGTTTACAGATTTATATAATGCAAATGATTCTTTAAAACAAGACTTGCATTATTCTGCTGCTAAAGTAAAAGTTATGTCTTCTATACAAGACACTTTAAAACTTAGTGCAGAAACTATGTACGAAGTAAATACTAATCTGATGGAAACATTAGAAAAAACAGTTCGTGCTTGTGATGCTTTACAGCAAGAAATACTTTACTTAAAAGGAGAGCTAAAGAATGTAGAGAAAAGCCCAGAAGATGATTTAGATGATTGGTATCAGATACAAACTGCAGATCCTAATCAAATAAATCTTTTCGAAAATGAGTAAAAAAGTTACATATACTCCTGCTAGTTCAATTGACCCAGATGAACTAGCAATGATGTGGGTAAATTATTTGTTGCAAGAATTGCGTTTAGCATTTCTTACAAATAAATATGAAATAGAATTAAAACAACCGTTCAATGTTAAGTATCTAAAATACAAGTGGGTTGATGCACTAGCACAAGCCAACCGTATTTGTGAACGAGAAGAACAATATGAACATTGTGCTGAGATTCTTCAAATGCAATCAAAACTAAGTACAAATAATAAAATTAACCTAAGTAAAGGGTGATGAGGCTGTCTGCCTATAATAGACAAAATAGAAACAATTAAATTTTTAGAAACAATGTCAAGTAACAAAGAATACTTTTGTCAGATTACCGAGCGTAGCGATAACAAAACGGATCGCAGCGGTAATACGTACGCAACAATTAGAATCCAAGCTGTTCCTGCAGTAACTCGCTTCAACCCTCTTACAAGTAAAGACGAGGTGTGTGCTGGCGCTGCTCGTACCTTTACTGTTAATTCATGGTTAAGCGGTGTGGACAGTCCTTGGAATCACATTTTTCATAGCGCTGTTGGTTCCGCTGTTATCGGTACTCCTGTGAAGATTGACGTAGAACCCTACGAAATCGATGACATGGAGTACACCACTGCTACTGTGTTTGTTCCCGACACAGAAGATTCTGTTACGTGGAATCGTAGCTTTGATAACATTTTGCGGTGGGACAACTTTACCTTGGCTGGTTCTATGATTCTGCCCATTGACGTGGTAGAAGAGACTGCCGAGCCTATCACCGACAAGTCGAAAACAAAGCTCGACGTTTAATAACGTAAGATAAGGTCATTAAAAAATCTACGAATAGTTAATCCTTTATAACTATCTCCCTTTACTTCGGCAGTTTGTAGATTCTGCCGACCTTATCTAAATTCATTTAGCTATGCCTAATCACACTGAAACAAAAGTGCGTATACAAGGCGCACCCCATGTTATCGATGCAATGTATGGCAAGCTCAAATCTCTTGTAGGAGACAATGGGCTAAACAACAACATCGGTTTCCTTGAACAATTTATTGGCGACCCTTCTCGTAATTTAGGTGAAACTGAAAGAAACCTAAAAAGTGAAGATGGTATGCCTAATTGGTATGCACAGCGATTAAACCATTGGGGTACTAAGTGGGATGTATACCATGTACAAGATGTACAAGTAGATTTTCTGCCCCAGCATGCAGGCTTTGAAGAGTCACGTGTGCTTACTTGCTTATGGGATACTGCTTGGTCACCGTGTATACCTGCAATGAAAACGCTTAGTCGTAAATTCAATGTAGATGTTACACTTGACTACATTGATGAAGGTTTATTCTTTGTTGGTCGTACCATCATTATTAATGGTGAGATTAATCTAGAACAAGATTATGACGGCAAAGATGTATACCGTGGTATGTATGAACTGTTTGGTCGCGAACACTACCTCGATTGGCTCGAAGGAATTAAAGAGTTTGTTGACGACGATTTCAAAGATGAGATACATGGTGATGCTAAAAACTATGTATCTAAAGAAGACTTCAAGAAAGTAACACACATACTTGGTATGGATAAAGTTACTGAAGAAGGTTAATAAAAATATATCTCATGGCAGAGACCAGAACGGGGGGAGGGTAGGACAAGATGCTCTCCCCCTTAGTATGGAACACTAAAAAAAAATTAATATGCCAATTACAAACCATTACAACAATATTCACCTGTCACAGGCAGCTGGATTAAAATTTAGAGATGCAGTTTCTAAACAACTGCTTAAAGGTTCTAATGTATCTGATGCAGTTGCTGCAATACGTGTAGAACAGAACTTAACTATGTATACATCAAGGACTCTTAAGACTTGGTATTACGAGATTACACAGAAAGAAGGAGCTTTGGTTAAGTGGGATCGTAAAGCCATGAAATGGTTTAAAATAGAACCTACGAAACAAAGAAAGAACAGTGAAATTGCATCAGACAAAGTGATTTCAGTTATTCCTTCAGTTGATAAAGTAGTTAAAGCAACTACTAAAGAAAACTCAAACGAGTTAAAGTATCTCGACATAAAAGTCGAGACTGTTGAGATTAGGATTCAGTTTAATGTAGACTAATCGCTCATGTTGTGTCGGGAAGGCAACCATCTTAATGATGTGTTGTCTTCCTTTCACAGAGATTTTTTTTTAGCGTTGACTTCAACAGTTACATTAGCACTATGTTAAAATACTTTCGCAAATCAGATTTAATTTATCTTGCAATGACTGCTTATTTTGCTGTTGCAACCATAATTGTATCATGTATCGTATAACGTTATTTATTTTTGTGTGCCTACTTACGCCTACTGCGTGTACAGGCCCTACTTTTCAATGTGACGTGTACACATGGGGATTTTACGAAGGAGAAACTACCTATCTTACTTGGAAACAATGTGATTTTAAAGCATGTGACGAAGTTGCTACATGTGTACTTAACCATATGGAATCGGAAATAATTACGTACGGTAGTTATCCGTACGAATTTGATAGCCTTGTATTTAATAAAGACTGCTGGACAAACGAGTGCCCTGATGCACTTTACACTTACGTATATAACTAATGGCAAAACGAGAATTAAGCACTATTGATACTATTTTTATACACTGTTCTGCAACGCCAGAAACAAAGAATGTTACAGTAGAAGAAATAGACAAATGGCACAAAGCAAGAGGCTGGTCTGGTATTGGATATCATTTTTACATTGATCTGTTTGGCAAAATACATTTAGGACGATCTTTAGATCGTGTTGGAGCACACGTAAAAGGTCATAATGTAAGTAGCATTGGTATATGTTACGCAGGCGGTGTTGATGAAAACAATAGCCCCAAAGACACTTTAAACAAGAAACAGTACACTGCTATAAAAAATCTTATTATGGCATTAGGTACTGTATTACAGACGCCTTTAAAACTTAAAGGCCATAACGAAACAAGTACTAAAGCATGTCCTTCATTCGACGTACAAGAAAAATTCAGGAAAGAGCAATTATTATTGGATTTGCTCTATTTACATCCGGGTGCTATTTAACTAGCAAACCATTATGTCCTGCTTATGTAGACAATTACATAAAGTATGGTACATATGATATGAATGATCCAATGACTTGCAGTACCTGGTACGAAGATCCGTACGGGTATATGTGGTCTACAGATAGTAAAAGCATGGCTTTAATGAAATGGACAGAAATTTCTGGACGTCCAATGGAGTTTGAAGCTGATACTAACTTTAGATACAGCGTTACTGCGTCAGATGGATATACATATTACTTTTGGGGTTGGGCAATGTCAGAAAATTACTGGCATTACTACATATCTGTTTACAAACCAAAAGAAGATATGTCAATCATTGACTTATGATATATTTTATATCTAATAATCAAACGATTAAGTCTCCTGAAATAACACAAATATCTGAAAATAAAGCTTATGACTTTATTGGAGATGTTAGATACTTACAGGTAGACTGTGAAACAACAGGGCTCAACCATATTGACAATTCTTTATTGTTAATACAAATAGGCACTATTGATGAACAATATGTTTTTGACGTACGCAATGGAGTTCCTGATGTTGTAAAACATATTTTAGAAGACAAGCGTATCAAGCTATTACACAACGTTTGCTTTGACTACAAGTTTTTAAAACATGCAGACATTGTATTAAATAACGTGTGGGATACTTTAGTTATTGAGAAACTACTGCACAACGGGCAATCTACGCCTGGTGGTTTTTACAAGCTCAACCAATTAATTGAAAGATACGTAGGCATCAACGTAGATAAAACAGCTCAAACTAGTTTTATCAATCAAGATCGAGATTTTACAATAAAGCAGATTAAATATGCTGCAGACGATGTAAAATATTTAGAATCAATAAGAGAAAAACAGATAGAACATTTAAAACAATCGAACTTGATGCAGTGTGCTAAGCTAGAAAATGCTGCATGTCTAGCATTCGGTGACATTGAATATGAAGGTATGCTAGTAGATAAAAATGCTTGGTTAAACCTAGCCAACAAAGCATCTGCAAAAGCTATAGAGGCTAAAAATGAGATGAACAACCTTTTACTAAATGATTTATTATTTAAAGATTTTGTTCCAAAGACATATCAAACAGATATGTTTACTACTGACGAAAATGCATTGCTATCAAGTATTGAAATCAACTGGACTAGTCCAAAACAAGTCTTGCCAATACTACAATCGATCATACCCAATATTGAGAGCTGTGACACCAAGCAGCTTGCTTTGGCTCACAGTAATGACCATAAGTTAATTAAGTATTATATTGCGTATAGAGAAAATTCAAAACTCGCAAGTGCTTTCGGTCAAGAGTGGTTAGATAAATATGTAGGAAGTGATGGGAAAGTACACACTAGATTTCAACAAATATTACGAACGGGCCGAGTATCAAGCTCTAGCCCTAACATGCAACAAATACCAGCTAACAATGAATATAGAAACTGTTTCATCTGTCCAGAAGGATGGTCGTACATTTCTTCAGACTTCTCGTCTCAAGAACTCTGTATTATTGCGTTTGGCTCGCAGGATCCTGTTTGGCTTGAGTCCCTCGAAAGAGGAGAAGACTTACACTCCGTCTGTGCGGATCTCGTCTACGGTGATGTGTGGCGAACAGCTGCAAGATCGGACTGTGAGTACTTTAAAACCAAAGAAAAGTGCTCGTGCCCGGAACACAAAAAGCTCCGAACGGCAGTCAAAAGCATAAACTTTGGTCTTGCCTACGGCATGGGTCCAAACAAACTTGCCAATCAGTTACAAATATCTATTGATGAAGCAACAGAGCTTATCAATAAGTATTTTAAAGTATTTCCTTCTATTAAAAACTATCTTGACACCAATGCAAAAGATGGTAAAAAGAAAGGACATATAAGAACTATGTCTCCTTATCAACGTATTAGATATTTTCCAGAATGGAAAGGATCTGCTACAGATAAAGTTGATATGGGTAAAATAGATAGAATGTCACGCAACACGCCAATTCAAGGCACTGCAGGTGATATGACTAAAGAAGCTATGGTACGATGTCGCCAAGAATTCAAAAACAAAAGTGACATACGATTGGTAATGGTAGTTCATGATCAGCTTGACTTTATTGTTAAAGATCATACTATTGATTACTACAAAAAAAGAATTACACATCATATGGAAGCTGCTGGTAAATCCATTATAACTAACGGATTATTAAAAGCAGATACAACAACAGCTAAAGCTTGGGAAAAATGAGTCTTTCGATTAACAATGATAAATATCTGCAACCAGAAGAACCCGATACCCAAACCTATGAAATAGGTTATTCGATTCATGTAACATTTGAATATGTTACAACTATTGAAGCTACGTCGGAAGATCATGCAAGAGATTTGTTTAAAGAACAACAAAAACATATTACAGAAAAAGCAGTAATTCATGGAGATAGAACCGATTGTGAGCTAGACATAGACTATGTTATAGAAAGATAATTCTGACCTACATATGGATTAATTTGATAATAGGGTGGTATGCATTACATTAATGGTGCATACTACCCTATATCTATAATAATGAAGTATATATCTTTATTGTGTGTTGCACTTTTAATTAGTGCTTCTAGTAACCCAATCTCCGCACAAATACAACCTACTGGTTGTCCTACATATTCTTATTGGAATGGACAACCTGTAAATGATGGTTCTCAAATAACAGCAGTAACAGGAGTTGGACCTTATTCTTGTTGTACTGCATACGCACCGGAAGGCACTTATTTATATTTTGATGGATCAGAATATATAAATAATGAATTGCCAGATGACCCTAACTGTTTGTTGGGAACAGCTGCAGGTCAAGATTCTTCTTGGAATGATTCTTATGGTCTAAAAGGTAGAGGTACTATTGTAAATCCAACAAATATATTTTTAGATATGAAAGTCTTTGAAACAAGATTTTCAACTACACTAGGATTTTTACAAGATTTTGAAGAACCTGAATTTGTATTTGGTGGTGGTAAATTTAGGTTTCATAGTTTTTACATAGATAATGGAACAACTGTTAGGGTCACTAACAATACTCAGATTGAAATAAAAGGACAACTTAAAATAAATTCAGGTCAGCTTATTATTGAACCTGGTAGTAGTGTAAAACTATTAGCTAATTCTAATGAAACAGCTGCAACACATTTATACAATGGAGGCTCGATAGAAGGAGAAATAACAAAACAAATATTTTACAAGAGAAAGTCTACTACAGATGTAAATACAACAACAGGCGAGGAGATTTATTCAAGATTTAATTTTAATCCAGGCTTGTATAATGTAGATATGGACCAAGTAGCTCGGTCTTTTCAAAATGCTTTAGATATTGAGTATGTAGACGGATCTACTGATAAGCCTACTGTACAAATAGGAGCCTGGGTTAACGACACTATATATGAAGATTATTCATTCTTTGCAGACCAAAAATATTTAAGTCCTTCAAGTTCTTTAGAACTACCTGATTTTGAATATCCTGTATCGTTAGGATCTAATACTTACAATACGTTTGAAGACACTGCATACAACAATTCAGGTATAAATTGGTACAGATTTACTCCAAATGAGGGAGCAGCTGTATTACCGTTGTACACTAATACGGATAATACTCAAGATGACTTTTTCAATGATCCTCAATTTTTAGGATACAGCAGCAGTGGGTTAGTATCTGATTTTTCAAATATATCAAAAACAAATCCAAGCTTTATGGGGCCATGGATTGTGTCTGTATACAATGCAAATCCAAATATTACTGAGTTTGTAATAGAAGTAGTTGGTAATCAAGTTACCTCTGCACAAAGCGTTTTTAATATAAAGAATATCGCTAGTAGCACTATACCTACAACTTTAAGTGTATCTGATGCTCCTTTAACTTTTACATATCAAGTATCTACTGGAGAATATCCTCCTTTTTTACCACTGGCACCTCTAGACTACACTTTACTAGTTACACCAGCAGATACATCAGATCAAGGAGTTATTACACCTGCAGATACTATACCATTTGGAGGTCTCTATACTCAAGATTACGGTGTAAAAAATTATTCAGCTGGTTGGTATAGATATGTACCAATGACGGGTTTAAATTTTTACCCAAACACTACAGGTAATTATATGTTAACTGAAAGGTTGGGATTAGCATATCATTATGCTGCTCCCTACTCAGAGCATGCTTTTTACGATACTAGGTTGTTGGTACCCGAAATGAAAGAAAGAGAATATAGCTTTCACACCTTCTCTTCAAATGGATCAACAATCAATGCAACAATTGCAGATCATTCTTCATCTGCAAGACTTCCAATAATTGCTAATTTTTTAGCAATTGAAGATCCAGTTACAGATGTAGCTCCAGCTACAGATGTACTTGTAGATATATATAACATTCCAGATATACCAGTATATACCGGTATAGGTGATACAATACATCCATATGATTCATGGGCTTTAAATCTTAACAACCCTATGAATTATTTTCAGTATTTAGGACAAGACATTTTTATGTCGACTGGATTTACTCAAGTAGATAAAACATGGTTAGATGGAGGACCTGCTAGTAATCAATGGACAGCTCCAATAGTAAATGATTATGCAGGAAGCAATCCTATTAACACTTACGATTTAAGTGAAGTACAAAAAATAGACGATAAAATAAGTCAATTGTCTTTTAAAAATGGACGAGAGCCTAATTACGATATAGAATACAACGTGATTAAAGATGCTGCGTATTGGGAAGAACAAAACAAATTCTCGTTGCTAACGTTACACGGAGTAACATCTGCAAATGATACTATAAGACTTAGTGCAATTCCTGTAGCATGGGGCGAACAGTATGGAATGAATTATTATGTAGGAGATAGCGCAAATATAAATAGTGACTTGTTTTTATACGGTGTTGATAGATTTGAAACAAGTATAGGTGTTGATCCAGGATTTCACTTTATAAATAAAAGTCCTAAAGCTGTAAATAGAATGGCAGGTGCTCATTCTAGAGATTATGCTATAGCTCTTGACACTTTATATTTAATCTTCAACAGTGAAATGTATGAAGCACCAGTTGGCGAGGAATTTGTTTCTTTTTATATAGACAATCCAATAACGCAAGATCCATTTTTTGATGGACAATTTGCTTGGCACTATACTTTTCAAAATCCCGCATGGCCTAATTTTGTTTTAAATAATAGCGTACAAACATTAAATACTATAAACTATACAGAAGCTGTACCTACTTCTGGAAATCCAGAACAATTTAAAGGAGATATAGTCACATTTACTAGTAATCCTATAGCTGGAGATTTTAACGGAGATGGTCAAGTTACTACAAGTGATTTATTAGTTTTATTAGGCTATTTTGGTGGCGAGGATCAAGGTAATTTAGGAATTTTTGGCGGAGATTTTAATGGAGATGGCTCAATAACTACTTCTGACTTACTTTCATTTTTAAGCTTTTTTGGACAAACACTAGAAGATTGGGTAGGATTAAGTGGAGAATCTCCTGTATCTATTAACGAAAGAAGAATTAAACATCTTTTAGCAGATAGAAACAATGACCATTATCCTTACGATGTTTCGTTATATCCAGGTTGGGATTCTCAGCAATTAGCTTGGTATTCCGGCTTAAATAAAGCCAACGTTACTGTGTTCGTAACAGACAACTATGGTTGGGTTGTATATAAAAATAATTTAGGTGAAATACCTACAGGAATTAGGTTGCAAAATAAATTTCCAAGCACACAAGAAATTTTAGACAGTGGAATTGGAACAGGACTTACTGCATATCCAGAAGGATATAACATAAGATTGTTATTCCCTCGACAAACTGTACCTGGATTTACTGATCCTATTGATGTAATTTGTTTAGGATGCAAAGATCCTGATACTCCTATAAACCTTCAAGTAAATCCAGTATTTACTGTTAATTGATATGAAGTATTTATTATTTATACTAGGAATAATAATTCCTGCTGTTAGTTTTTCTCAATATCCATTTGATGTTTACCTAAGTAGTGTTCAATCAAATTATACAAGTGTACTTAATTTAAATACTATTCAAGACCAAATATATGTCAGTGGTAACAATGGATTATTAAATTTAACAGGAGAAGATGAAGTAGACTATTACCCGCATTATACTAGTGAAATAGCGCCATATATAAATAATTGGACATCGTTTTCAGATGCTCCTTACGCTTGGTATGCTAATACAGTTCAGCAACCTAATCTATATTTAGCATTAGGAGGAGCTGAAGCAGGATCTTCTTTAATTGATATACAAGCTATTAACGGGTCAAATCAACTTGGAGGATTATATTGTGGCCTAGTACAAAGCAATGGTCTTAAACGCCGCTATGTAGATATTTACAATGAAGACACTCTATTTATAAAAAATCTTTTAGTTCCAAAAGAAGGAATTCTAAGACATCACGGTCCTGCACCCGTAGTTATTACAGAACAATTTATAAATTACGGAACAGTTTATTCTGACGCAGATAACATTTTATGTCAAGCTAATAAAGAAGAAGCAAAAATATCTACATTCGACAACCGAGGAACGTTTATAGGAAGAATGAAATATGAAACGCTTGTAAATTATAGGCGTGAACAAATTGGCATAGTTGATTTATTTGATTGGTACCAACCTCTTAATCTACAAGACAGTGTTCAAATAGCTATACCTTATTTGAATACAGAAAGTGCAGACTATTTACAAAACTTAATGGACAATAATCAATTGTCTGAAATAGCACAGTTTATAGATTCTTTGTATCAAATTAATTACACATATCCTTGGAACTACTACATTGGACAAAGCTATACTGGATTTCCTTTAAAAGGAACTAGATTCTCAAGAGAAGCAGGTGACTTTAGAGTAAAACATATGTGGAAAGATTGGAGAGAAATAAAAAAACCATTTATTTTTACCGAAGATACTTATGAAGGTCTTACAATCGATGAAGTAGTAGGCAATGGTGAGTTAGCTGTTTGGATAACTGCTACTGGTTATAGTAATACTAACCAACAAGATACTTTAATATATATTGGAGATGAGTTAACAGCTATTTTTGAAACTTATGAATGGGTAGATGACTCATTAACATTCATTAATGATACAGTACCTGTTACTGATTTAGAATTTCTTATTAATATCACTGCTTACGAAAATCCTGTATTAGAAGGGCTCAACTATTCTTGGATAACTTTTGATGAAGATGAGTTGTCTGTAAGCTATGGTGATAAAGGGACGGCTTCTAGTTTAGTTTGGTCAGACTGGAGAGTAGAAACTCCTACTAAAAACAGATTGTACGAAAAAGAAGGCCACTATTTTCTTGCAGATAGTGGATACGGGAGTACTGAAATTTTTGAAAATTTTGGAGTATCTGGAATACCTATTGTACCTACAGTAGGAGAAGATCCAAACTCACTTTATTTATTACAGGCAGGTTTTCCTGAAAGTTATCCTTACCATGGTTATGATGCACCATATCTGTCATCGTTTAGTGATGACGACTACCCATATTATAATGGGACATTTGTTCCAGGTTGGGACGCTAGTACTCCAGTTCCTTTTCCTTTAGGTGTTTTTATGACTCTTTTAGGAAGCCAAAATACTGAAACAGTACTTCAATACAGGGGAACACCTTGGATGAATTCAGATGAAGCGTATATAGAATACCCTTATCATCCTTCATTACCTGGTCAAAATGATTTAATACCAAATTTAAAACCACCTAGCTGGCTTGGACAAGACAATAATTTTGAAGCTAAAATACATTTGCCTCCAAAAACAAACGTACAGTATGTTTATTCTCCTAGCGGAAGTCTTTTTGAATCTAGTAGTTGGGCTAATTGTTACGACGCTAGTGCAGATAATTTTAACTACGATAGTTTACAGATTATAGCATTTTGTGAAACAGAGTTATCAGCATATAGCACTCTTAGTCCTGATAATTTTTATATAAACGCTGAGAATAACACCGTTATTGATGAAGAGTATTTAGATTTTTTATTAGCAAATACTGCAGTGGCTGCACTTAGGGAAAATAATTTTTACCATGTAAGTTCACCTGTATTAGGATATTTAGATTTAGATCGAGTTGCAGAAAGATTTTTTGAAGAAAATGAAGATGCTCAATATCTAGACTTTCACTGGTATAATAGTCAAGGATTTCCTGTAGCAGATCCTTCTCAATATTTATTAGCAATAGATCCATTTATAGGATCAAAGAAGTTTTTTAGAAAAAAGTATTACAAGCTTGGAGATGAAGTTATGACAAGCGAGCTTGATTTTTGGCTTAGTCTTTTATACTTAGAATTTCAAGCTAGTAACGGTGCAGGATTTAGTGACTTAGCTTTAAATATTGTTAGTTCTTTAGAAGACGGGGAAGTAACATTTGCAGATGGTCCAATTATAAATTGGTTATACAATGGACAATTTAACCCAGCACAATATGTTGAGTTAAGTCAGTATGTTCCGCCTGGAGTAGGATTTTGGATAGGCAATAATATAGGACAAGAAACTACAATTAGTATAAGACCAGAGGATGGTATTTATGATTACAATTGGAGTGACTCAACTAATCAAATATTTGCAGGAACTGTAGGACCTGTAGAAACATTAGGTAGACAAGGTGCAAGCAATCTTCCTGAATTTCCTAATTCCAATATACTTGAGAATCACAATGTGATTTTAGCTTATGCCTGGCAGAATGATTCTACTTACTTTCCATTTCCTGCAATAATGCACCAGTTTGCTGATAATGCAAAAATTGGAACACACAACCCAGAAGATCAAGGCGTACAATTTCCAATAGTACCCTACGCATATACAGACTCTAGTAACTTTGTTGCTTCTAGATATTTTAAAGAAGACGTTCCACATAACTCTTCTCCTACACATATGCACATTGTAGCTCCTCCTATTAATGGAGCTTGGGTATTTTCTCCTATAAGCTTTCAAAGTCCTGATAATATTGTTTCCAATAGTCAAGCAATCTCTAATTTGAGCAAGCCTTTAAGATTAGGAATACAACTTTATGATGAAACTGGAGAATATAATATTCAATATTTAGACTACATGGACACTATGTATGTCAGATTTGAAGATTATAATTTTCCTATTGAAGCAAAAACATATTGGACAACTTTACAATGCGATTTTAATGGAGATGGGCTAGTTAGTATTAATGATTTAACAGATGTTTTAGGAGCTTTTGGTGTATGCGAACCTGCTACAAACTTCAATGCTACGTTTGATGCAAATGAAGACGGGTGCGTTGGTGTTGCAGATTTAATACTAGCAATGACAGAGCTAGGACATAATATAGGCGTAGAAGTAGGAGAGTTTGAAGGTATATCAGGTTTAGTTTCTGTAGGTGGCAGATTAACTGGAACTTTACGTACAGAGTTTGAATCATTTATTGAAAATGAATTACCTTCTTATTTGGATGCTGGATTTAAATACGATCCAGCTACTTTGACTCTTAAGTATTTTGGAGAAGAAATTATAGTATATGACTCTGAGTTAAAAGTAATTGCTTCAGGATATAACCAAGTACAACTTCCTAATGTAGATGAATTTTATCTTGTTGCTGCAGAGTCTGCAGTATGTAAGATAAACACTAATGCAACTTTAGTAGTACCTGCTTCTGATCCTGGAAACTATACTTACAATGCAGTTGTATATACTCCTGAAGAAGGTTCAAGCATTGTTAACTTTTGGGACAATTCTTTAAAACTTGCAAGTGTTGCAGAATGGACAGAACTATACACTGATTTTGACCAGTATAGCGGGAACTTAAATCCACTACCTAATATCAGTCCATATATAAACCAGCTTTATTACGGTTGGAACTCCAATAAACAAACAGGAGACTTGTACTCTCCAAGCAATGCTATTACTGCTGGATTAGTTGATGTATTTAGTGCAGGACAACCTGAAAGCGATATATTCAATTTTAATAAAGGAGTATACGCAGACCCTAAGTGGAAATCAGCAAGTGAAGGCTATGAAGATGAAATAGGTATTGGATCTACCAACATATTTACTCCTAAAAATATTTTATTTGGATTTGCATCTAAAAGAAATAAAGAGAATTTACACTCTGATCAGATACACAACTCTTCAGAAACTTTAAAAATATCTAACATAAACGGGGCATCTACAGCATTTGGCCCCTATTCTGTAGTAACAACAGAGTTAGACCCATCTGCGTCTGTCTGGGGATCCGAAGACATTAAAGAATACTATGACGCTCCATTTGAAAATGCAGTGCTCTCAATGGTAGATATGATGACCTTGAGAGATTATTTCAGATTTAAATTAAAAGGAAACTCACCCAAGTTTGGTGCAAAGAATCCAAGAGATACTGGAAATTGGCCAGCACAAAGTTTTGGAAATCCTTATAACATCAATACTGTAATTGGAGAGCAGCAGCAAATACCAGAAAAACAGTGGGCACCCAATACATGCAACACATATCAAGATTGGACTGACAACATTGTTACTCCTTTCTTTGCAGCTTTTATGGGTCAACCTGTTTCAATTACTATTGAAGGGGCTCCTCCCATATTTACAGGAGAAGAATTAAATAATGATGCTAACCATTATCAATGGTTTCAAAACTCTACTTTGTTTGAAGCGCTTGGAACATACGGACCTCTTGTCTATGACTTTGATTGGAATGGAGTATGGGAACAAAAAGATTTAGATATCTGGAATTCTATTACAAGCGTATGGAGTCAATTAGGTGACGATGCAGGAAGAAGTTACTACGCCCCTGCAAACTACTATAGAGCAGGTACTGACGCGCTTAACACTATTGTTAATGTTTTACCTGAATACTCAAACAAAAAAGACTCTTACATTCCAGCAAAAAACTTTACTCAATATTTTAATATTAGCAATGGAGAAGCTACTATTGATACAAGAATTGCTAACTGGGCTAACTGCCTAAACGGTAATGAATATATAGAAGGAAATCAAAGTGTAGGACCAGAAGTTCAAGCAAGTCAATTCACATATACAACCGACTTGCCGTTATTAGAACCGGCTACACTATCATTAGCCATGAGTTCCTCAGCTCCTAGAAATACAGCAAACGCTATTGAAATAACTGATTACCATAGCATACCTGGAGGATATCTAGTAGTTCCTTCCAGTACTTTCTTTCCTGTTTCTCTTATTAGAAATTAATACCTATGGTTAAAAAAATATTACTCTTTTTAGTTTCGTGGTTATCATATATAACAATATACGGTCAGAGTCCTGTTGCGTGTTTTGATGAAGATGACAACTTACAAAGAGAACCTAGTCTTTGTCTTTTAGTTTCAGGTTCTCAAATTGATCTTTTTATTAATAATAATTTTTCTGTACATACTCCTGATGCTTTAATTCAAAACTCTCCTATAGCAGATTTAGAAACTGGAGAAAAGATTTATACCAATGAATATAATTATGATGGAACTGCAGCTCCTATAAATTTTTATCCAAACCAAAGAGCTTTAAAACTAGCTGCAGGCGGGTTAAATCCAGGAGACGTTGTTATGACAACTTCTTTAGGATCTGCTCCTCTAGGAGAACCTTTTTATTTAAAAGAGTTAAGAGTTGGTGTTTACAGAAATGATTTTTACCATCGTCATTTAGAGTTAAACAACTACGATACAGTTTATATAGAAAAGCTTACTATACCTTTTAATGCAGAATTCGTTCACAATGGACCAGCTCCTTTAATAATAACTAAGGAATTACACAACTATGGAAAGTTTACTACGGTAAATGATAACTTAGTTATGGAATTTAATATAAACGAAGGAAAAAGAAGCGTTTTAGAGAACAAAGGAACTTTTGTAGGCAGATTAGAATATGAAAATGTTAGAGGCGCCGCTTACGTTCCTGTTGTTTACGGAGCATTATTTAATACCGCAACTGCTCCTACATTAAATGATTCCATTGCTATATTTTTAGAATGGGCACCTCCTGAGTATATTGATGCATATGAAGAATTTCAACAAAGTGGCTTATACGACAGCATACCTGATTTAATAGCTAACTTTACTAATGAAGTATATACTCTTAATTTTAATAACGGTTTTGCAAAAAAAGGAGTACCGTTAAAAGGAGTTAGACTTGGTCCTTTCGAAGGAGATTACTCAGTAAAAAAATTGAGAAGGCTTCCAGGCAACGACAATGCATGGGGTAAAGAATACTTTGCAACAGGAGAAGATGTTAATATTTTATTTTCAGCAATTGAAAATGGTGATGCAGCTATAGTTTTAACTTCTAATAATATAGACGCTCCAACAGGAGATGACACTTTAGTTGTTACATCTGACGGTCTTATCGCTAATGTAACTGAGTATCTATTAGTAATAGATGGTAATACTGTAGTATTCTATGACTCTGTTTTTTATGATAACGCATCATTAATAGTAAACTGGAATTATTATTACTCGGATTTCCCGTCAGTAGATGAATACGCAAACAATAATAATATTGCTGTAGGAGATTGGGTAAACACATTAGACTTGTTTCCTAATACATATGGAAGGCAAGTATTAGGTCAGTATTTTGGCTCTTTTAAACAAAATGTAGTTTTATTCGATTTAAAAAGTAGTTTAGATGAAGGAAGAAAAGGTTGGGAACATCCTGATCACTTTATTTATGCAGACACTTCTGGTATAGAATCTTTTTTTGAAAATATTTATAATGTTAGTTTAGATTCATTAGACTATGATCGGTCAGTAACAGAAGAAGATTTAATACTTTATGAAAATGAATTAAACGCAGGTTTAATTGAAAATAACATATTTTACGATGCGTTATTAGAATCTAATACAATATTACCCTATCCAGATATTAGCAAGTATAATGGAAGTTATAATTATTTAAACGCATGGGGATATAAATGGCCTGATGTAGATTATGATACTCCATTTCCATATCCTGGAAGCTACTGGACTAATGCTATGTGGTATGACTATAAAAGCCCTAAAATAGAATCATATAAAGGATTTTTATGGAATAATTCTGACGAGTCTTATCAAGAAAATCTTTACCACCCTCCTAATTTATTAAATAGTCAGCCATTAATACCTAATATACAACCTGATGAATATTGGGATAATGCTTATCATTTTCCTTTGTCCATTGGGGAATCCAGCACTTACGTGTATGATTTAGATGGAAATCTATTTACAGAAGATTCTTATACTAATTGTATTAACATAAATGAAGATTTAAGTTACGGAGATGACGAAGTTTTTGCATGTTTAAACGATCCAAGCACCAATTCTAATGGCTCCGTTGCAACTCCTGTTATTTTTGATTATAATGTAGGAATAGAAAGTCTAGACTTTTCATCTGAATACATTGATTCTGTATATGCAGACGTTGTTTTTAATCTTTTTATTAAAGATCAACAATTCAATAAAGTAAGTGATGTTTTAAACACAACTTTAGGTTATTTAGATTTAAATGAAGTAGCTTTTAAATTTTTTGAAGAAAATCCAAACACTTCATTTTTTCAAGTTTCAACTTGGTCTGCAGCTTGGCGGGGAAGATCTGTTTTAGATCCAAACATTGTTAATCCTTATGCTGGTAAGAACGACAATCCTCATATAATAAGAAAATATTACAATTGGAATTATGGTTCAAATTCAACTAATAATTCGTCTTATGTAATAACTGAAGAACAAACTTATTGGCTTACTATATTATATACTATATATACAGCAACTAATGGCGCTGGAATGAGTGACCAAGCTATTGAACTAGCAGTAGCATTTCAAGACGGAATTATCGCTCCTAGCGACGGAGCACCTTTTTGGTATATGGTAACAGGAGACTTTGGATGGAATACACGAATGTCACTAGGAAGATATGTTCCTCCAGGAGAATCTTTTTATGTATATACAGATAAATCTAATACTGGATACGTTACGATTGATAGCGATATGTCTAGTTACACCTATGATTTAAGTGAATTAGATTCAAACGAGATTTTTTCAAATGAAGTAGGACCTTGGGAGTACACTACATATGGATATGACTATCAAGGATCTCCTCAAAGAACATCTGAAGAATTAACAGATGAGTTAGAAACTAATAATACATCTGATTTTAGTTTGTTGTTAGATGTAGCAAGTAACTTAATTTCATGGGCTTATAAAAATGATACAATCTACTATCCTTTTTTAACTTTAAACCATAGTTTTGAAGATGGTCAGCAATTTGGCGCAAACAATGTTGAAGAGCCTGCTGTCACTACAACAGCTCTTCCTTTTGTATTTTCAGATCCTTTACAGTTTTACCCAACTAATAAAATGTTAGAAGATGGTCCTCATAACCAGGACCCTTCTATAATTTATTTTCCAAGGCCTAACATTGGCGGAAAATGGGGTTTAGAGCAAATTACCAAACAGACGTTAAATTCTAGGTATTTTGATCCAGAGGTTACTACATATAATGATCCGTTCTTTAATAACGCAGAAGTTCCAGTAACTTATACAAATCCTAACAGTGTTAGAATGGCTATTCAAATGTTTGATAGCACTGGAGTAGAGCCTATAATTTATTTAAATCCTGGCCAACAATTTATATTAGAAGATGATGAAAGTAGTGCATGGCCAAAACATGCTTACTTATATCATACATCATTAAAAGGAGATGTTGACGGAAATGGAGTAGTAGGATCATCAGATTTATCATCAGTTCTTTCTGCGTTAGGAGATTGCGCTGAAGATTATGAAAACGGAGAATTGCCCGTAAACCTAGATTTAAACGATGACGGATGTATTACAACTCAAGATTTGCTTACTGTAATATCTTTTTATGGAAGAAACATTGGACAATCTAATGGTCAATTCATAGGAGATCCAATTTCTATAATATGGGATGCAGAAGAAGAACAAGAAGTTGACGATATATTTGAAGAAGAAGAGCCGTATGTTGATGACTTTGTTCAAGATCCAGGAAGAACATCATTAAAATTATTTGGAAATGATATAATTATTATTGACAATAATTTAAATATTGTTGCTCAAGGAAAGAACAGCGTTAACATTCCTGCATTAGATCCTGCAAAAAATTATTTAGTAATATCAGATATTACAGTTGGTAAGTTAAATCAGTCTTTATTAACAGGAGTACCAGCTGCATATGATCCAGGTACTATTAATTATAATTCTAATAACTATACTGCTGCTACTGGATCTGGAACTATAGAAGTTTATCAAAGCATGAGCGGAGCAACAGTTCAAGATTGGATAAATCTTTATACAAATTATGATTACAGCGTTGCCAACAACAATAGTATAGAAAATGTCAGTCCACGTATCAATCAATTGTATTACGGATTTAATTCATTAAATACTACTGGAGATCTTTATTCACCAGTTAATGCTAAAGTTCAAGGATTGATTGACATGTTTGGTGCAGGTACTCCTGAAGAGAGTATAAATGATTTTTCAGGAGGTGTATACAATGATCCCAGCTGGTCTGCAGCCACAGCATATGAAAATGTTAGTGGCTATGTAAACAAAAGCATATTCCCACCTAAAAATATACCTTTAGCTTATGTGTCTAAACAAGTTGATACTTATTTGCACAAACAACCTGTAACAATAAATGCTCATTTAGAATTAGCATCCCCTGTACCAGGAGGTGTAGCTCAAACTTTTGGAAAGTATTCTGAGTTGAGCTCTACTGTTGACCCTAGTGTAACAGTGTGGGGAGAAGACTTTAAAGAATTTCATGATGCTCCTTTACACCAAGGTGTTGCTGCTATGGTTGACATGATGAGTGTAAGAGAATACTTTAAACTCAAGCTTCATGGAGTGTCACCTAAATTCGGAGTAAACAATGTTCCGGATACAAGAACAAGGTTTACAGAAACTCATGGAACAAGTGTAAATTATAGTGCAGTAAATGTGTTGGAAACGCAACAAGCACCCGCAAAAGGATGGGCTCCAAATATTTGTACAAATTATGCAGAATGGACAACAAACATTGTAGCTCCATTTATTGCAGCTAATATGAATCAGCCTGTCACTGTTTTAAACGATGCATCTCCCCCAACTCAAACCGGTATACAGTTAAATACAGATGCAGATCATTACCAATGGTTTGAGAATTCTGTTATGAATATTGCACTTAATACCTATGGTCCTTTAGTGTATGATTTTGATTGGAACGGAGTTTGGAATCAAACAGACTTAGATATATGGAACGGAATAACCTCATATTGGTCTGGATTAGGAGATGATCAACTCGTTGGAAAATATGTACCTGCCTGTTATTACAGAGCAGGAACAGATGCTTTAAATAGCATTGTAAACACTTTGCCTTATGTTGAAAGTAGAAAAACTAAATATGAAACCAGTAAAAGATTTAAGTCTTATTTTGACAAGGATACTGCTCCTTATATAAATCATGACATCGCTAATTGGAGTGAATGTTTAGATGGTTATTCTTATGTTGTAGGAAATCAAGTTCAAGGATCTTTTGCAAGTTCTGGTAGATTTGCTGGAATAAAAGATTTACCTATATTTGACAACAACGGAGAGATATTATCTACTCTGTTAACTCAAGCCGCTCCTACAAATTTAGTTGGAGCTCGAGAAATTACAGATTTTGGATCTATACCTGCAGGTTATTTGGTGCATCCATCTGACAATTACTTCCCAGTATCTAATACATGGCAATAATCTGTCTTGGTCTGAAAGTAAAAACAGTAAAGGAAATTAAATGATATAAATGACATTAGATAGCAAACGGCTTGCGCGACAAAAAAGCATATTACGCAAGTGGGTAGCTAAGGACTGCAGAGGTACGTTAGAAGCTTGTACAGGTTTCGGTAAAACGTACACTGCGGTCCTTGCTATTCAAAAAACAAATGAACAACATCCAGAAAAAACTATTCTTGTAGTAGTTCCTACTAAACACTTAAAAACTCAATGGACAGCTGAAATAGAGAAAAACAATTTAATTAATACAGATGTAGTTGTAATTAATTCAGGTGTTAAAAGAAAAAGACAATGTGATTTTCTAATATTAGATGAGATACATAACTATGGTAGCACTGTATTCAGTAAGATATTTGAAGTTGTAACTTTCGATTGGATTCTTGGGCTTACTGCTACTCTTCAGCGTAAAGATGGGCGTGATTTTATGATACGTGACATTGCGCCTGTGGTGGATAGCGTGACGTTAACAGAAGCATTGAAGGAAGGATATGTATCAGATTTCAAGACATATAATGTTCCTCTTATAATGAGTGACAAGTATCGATTTGAGTATCGCAAGATGAACGATGACTTCAACTATTACTTTAGTAAGTTTGGTCATGACTTTAATACTGCAATGCATTGTTTGCAAAGCGAGTACGCGTGCGAGAACATAGCTCGAAAGTATCTTGTAAACAAAGAGCAGGTTAAAATTTGGGCAGTACAATTCAATAGAAATCTTGCAGCTAGAAAGAAGTTTTTGTATACTTACCCTCCTAAGATTGATGCTGCAAAGCAAATAATAGATGCGCTAGACTTAAAGACAATTACTTTTAGCGAGAGTATAGATTTTGCAAACGAGCTTACTAGAAGAACATCGCCTTGGTCTACCAGCTACAATAGCAAGATGGCCAAGTATCAACGTAAGATAGCTCTAGAGAATTTTGAAGATGACAAGTCAGACGTTCGTGTGATTAACACGGCTAAGGCATTAGATGAAGGCTTTGATGTACCTGGCGTAGAATTAGCAATCATATGCAGTGGTACAGCAAGCGAGAGACAGAATATACAGAGGACAGGTAGAGCTATTAGATTCCAAGAAGGAAAGACAGGATACATTGTAAACTTGTACGTCAAGGATACACAAGATGAAAAGTGGCTTAAGTCACGACAGAAAAATTCCGTTAACACCATCGCTTTGAAAAGCGTCGATGACCTGTTATATCAAATAGCGGGAATAGGTGCTTCAGAGGCGACAATCGACCTCTTTCAATGATACCTATGGACTTAGAAAAATGGGTCACCTTTATACATAAAGTAAAGTTGACTCCCGGCCAGTATGCATTTCTGGCTATAATGCATGAGAAGAACTACAAGTTAATCTACATGCTTAAGGAAATTAGTAAGAACGTACTTACTAAAGATGAACTACATGACCTTATAGATCGTGATTATTTGTACAATTGGAATGATACTGGAGCTTATAAGCTAGATCAATTTGAATTAACAGATAAGTGCAGGCATATGTTTGATACAAATTGTGCTTGGGTTCTTGCTGAGCAGTTTATAGAAGCTTATCCTAAATGGATAAATATAAACGGCAAGCAAGTACCTGCACGAAGTTGTGATTTAGATGCATTAGAGAAAGAATACTATGCTCGCATAGTAAAAAGAGGAATGCACGAAAAAGTAATGGAACAGCTTAATTGGGCTGTAAAAAATAGGAAGATATCTATGGGTATTGAAAAATGGTTCAGCTCAAGACAATGGGAGGCACTAGAGGAGATGAGACAAGCTACAACCGTTATTGATTTACCTGCAGATCGTGAACTTAGATAGTCTTCCAATACGCCATGTCGCTGCATCTATTGATGAAGCCGACAAGCAGATTCATTCTTCTATGACAGGAGATAGAGTTATGCTGAAAACACAGTGGGACTTACTCAACCGCTACTTGCTAGGCGGATTTGAGTTTGGCCAAACATATATGCTTTGTGGCGCATCAGGTCACGGTAAAAGCTATATGCTAAATAATATATTGCAAGACTTTATTAACCCACGTATCCAAAAGCACTCGTGCAAAGTGTTGCATTTTTGTTTTGAAATGAGTGCAAGCACAGAAATATTACGCAGGTTAAGCACCGCTACAAAAATAGGATACAGAGATATATTAAGTGCAGATAGACCTTTGAGCCAAGCGCAATACCAGCAGATTAAACAACAACTTACATATGTAGAAAAAGAACCTATCTACTTTTGTGAAACACCTGGTACACGCATAGATATATACAACACAATCAAGAAAATGAAAGAACGATTTCCTAATGACAACTTGGTTGTAACACTTGACCATGTACTTTTAGTACAACCTTTGCCAGGAGAGAATGAAGTACAAACTTTAGCAGAGTTAGCTAAAATGTTTATTCAAGTTCGAAAAGAATTTGGAACATTAAACATATTGTTGTGCCAGTTAAACGATAAGATAGAAAGCGCAATTAGAAGAGATCCGGGAGCACAGAGTTTACACTTCCCAACAAAAACAGACATTCATGGTTCTAAACAGTTGTATCACGCAACTGATGTATGTTTAGTTGTGCACCAACCAGCACTTCTAGGTTTAGAAGTTTATGGCAAACATCATGTCCCTACTATTACGGAATCAGGTAAGAATTTAGTAGCTTTACATATCCTTAAAAACCGACACGGTACACAAGGATACGTTAGACTAATTTCGCATTTAGACGAAGGTAGAATAATAGAATGGGCAGACTCACGAATACTTAAATAAATGGAATTACCTACTAGTAAAAGCCCCGCTACAAAGCAAGATCCGGGGTTTCTTTTAATTTACGGCGCACCTAAAGCCGGTAAAACAAGCACGATTGCAAAACTCAATGACTGTTTAATTATAGACACAGAAAAAGGCACAGAGTATGTAGATGCAATGAAGGTTCATGTGAATACTTTGGCAGATTACACAGAACTTAGTCAGGCTTTATCGAAAAGTAAAAACAGCTATAGATATATAGCGTTAGATACAATCGATAACTTAGCAGGCTGGATAGAACAATATGTATGCAAACAAAATGGTGTAGCAACTATTGGAGATATGGAATACGGTAAGGGTTTTGCGTTAGTTCGCGAAGCCGTGATGAAAGCTGTAATGAAGTTGAAGGAGTTTGCAACAGAAGGAATTATAATAGTAGGTCACACTAAAAGAAGTACTATTATAGATGAAGACCACAGCAAGGTTATAGATATTAATGAGTTAAACTTGACAGGTAAGTTGAAGAACGAACTTATGAGTGCTGCAGACGCAATTGGATTTGTATTCCGAGAAGATGGAGATTTAAAGATTTCTTTCAAAACAGGTAGCGATAACACGCAGACGGGTAGTAGATGTCCTCACTTGGCTAACCAGGTATTAGACTTTGAATGGAATAATATATTTATTGATTAAACATGTTTGAAATAGACAATACACCTCTGAAAAGAGGATACACGCCAATGCCTGCGGGCACAAATGAAAATGTTATATTAACTCGTGTAGCATATGAACCATTTAAGAATGATGGTACAGGAGATAATGTATTAAAGTTTGAGTTTCAAGACGATCAAGGTCGTCAGTTTACTCATAACGAATGGGAAATAGTTCCTGATCGAGTAAAACAAAATGCGAAAGCATGGGGTCAGGATTATAGAGAGTTGTTAGAAGCAACTATGAGAGATACAACAGAGCGCATAAAGCACATAATGAGCTGTTATATGCCGCTTAAAGAGATTAACGTTAAAGGAAGTAACTGGACAGAATTTGCTCAAGCTGTTATTGACAACTTAGGTGACAAATTCAATGATGTACCTGTTAGAATTAAGCTAATCCTTAACAACAAAGATTATACACGTTTTCCCCGAAGGGCTATAAACGATTTTATTCAGCCTATGAGCCAACCCAATTCTATATCGTATCATCCAAAATACGATAGAATAGAACCTAAAGCTGCTGCTGGATCTTCTGATTTAGACAGTATGTTCGGAGATGAACCTGCGGAGTCAGTAGTACAATCTCGCGAAGAGGATGAAGGACTCGTTTTTTAAATTCGTTACACCAAAAGTGTAATGGAGTTTCGCAAATGTGAAACCTTAGGTAGGGGGGGTCCTTCGGGGCCCCCTTTACTTTTAACACATACTTTATGTACGAAATACGACCTCAACAAAATAAAGAATGGGTATTAGAGCGTATACCGCAAGAACAAATAATGGAGTATTATCTTCATGTTCCTATACAGGTAAAACAAAAGTTTAAATCCCCGTTACGCGAAGACAACAATCCATCCTGTGCCTTCTTTTATAGTAAGGGTGGTAAACTCTACTTCCGCGATTTTAGTAAATCAGAAAGTTTAGATTGTTTTGATATAGCCAGCATGGTGCTGGGTACAGACTTTCGTGGAACTTTGCGGCAAATCATACAAGACTTCAACCTTAATGGTGTTACGCAGTTTAAGCCTAAAAGCTACGATCACTTAATTGAAGCTAAAGATTTAGCACGTACTGAATCTTCTCATATTGAAGTTGTTCCTTTAACCCGCAACGATTTGTGGCATATGGATTCAGCTGGTATTCAGTTTTGGGACAAGATTGGTATTACACCTGCTACTCTACGATTATACAAAGTGTTACAGTTAGACCTTGCTCGTTGCAATCGTAAAACTGTATATTCTTATGATCCTGAAAATCCAGGCTTTGCTTATTACTTTGGTGGTAACTTGTTCAAGCTATACTTTCCTTACTCCACTGGCATCCGATTCTTGCAAAACACCAATTGTTTGCAAGGGTTACAGCAGCTTCCAGAAACAGGACCTTTACTTGTAGTAACTAAAAGCATGAAAGATGTCATGTTGTTTTACGAATATGGTATTCCTGCAGTTGCACCTCAAAGCGAAAGTTTCTGTTTTAATGACCGGTGTGTATTAGATTGGCAAAAGCGGTTTAAGCGTATAGTCATTGTATATGATTACGATTATACCGGTGTAAAATTTGCCAATAAATGGCGCAAGAAATATGGTTGGGATTATGCTTTCGTTGAAGGAGCTAAAGATTTATCTGATTTGTATCTTGCGTCTCCATACCACGCTGAACAATGGGTAAACAAGATTCAACAAGAGAAATAATTATTCCTCAATATTTAACTCACGTCCAACTTACACAAGGTAGACGTCCTAAGTATTATACAAAAGGAAGTCACATTCCTAAAAAGTACCAAAGCTATAAAGAATATGACGCTAAGGGTAGGTTATTAGGGCTTGACAAAAAGCCTATAATAGCCAATCCTGCTAGCGTTAATAAACCTAGAATCAAGAAAATAAACGGACAAGAACTCTATAGTGGTAATATGCCTCCTCATCTTAGAAGTAAGATAGTCGGAGTAATGAAAGATCACTTTTTAGAGCATTTACGCAAATGTAACCCATTAGTTGATTTTCCTATAGCTATAACGGCAGAGTTATACACAATTCCGGGTGCCATGAACTGGGACCTTGATAATCAATGGATCTACCACAAATGCTTTCAAGATGCATTGGTAGAAGCAAGAATAATACCTGATGACAACATTTTCTACATCACTCAAGCTCCAGCCTTTTCCTATACCCCAGTGGAGAGGTTGGAAGACCGCAAACTCATATATAGAATTAGTAAAGATGACAGGCAAGTCCTCCGAGAACACCCAAACTACAAAGCGCACTTTAGCTCAAAACAGATTCTATTGGAAGATAGTAGTGCCAATCGTTTGCTCGACATTGACTGACCACGGTTGGGACCGTAGCACTATCATCGACGGTGCACTCCCAGCCCCGCTTACGTATACAGACACACATAATTGGCTTAAAGCAAACTTCGCTTTAGGTGATAAGATTCAAGAAGACGGAATAGTATTGGGCATGCGTATCATGTCTACTACAGAGATGTCTAAAGAAAGATTTGCTAGATATATAGAGACCATTAGACAATGGGCTGCAGAATACATGAATACAGATATACCCGATCCTCAATTACAATATGAATTATGAAACTAAAATCAAGTAACAATCAATACCAGTCTACTGTTACTGGTAAGAAGATACAGATGGGTTTTGCAGCAGATGCTGCTAGCCATCTTGCTGAGTTGATGTCTAACTCAGTATACCAAGATAAATACGGCTCTATCGTAAGAGAAGTCGTATCTAATGCAGTAGATGCAAACGTTGAATCTAGTTCCACACGCAAAGTCGAAGTTAGTATTATTGAAAAACCTACTTTGAGCGATGGCGTAGGCTTTTTGGATGTAAAGGATTATGGTCCTGGTATCTCTACAGAACGCATTGAGAACATTTTCACCCAATATTTTGCCT